TTTACAAGAACGTAGAATCATTACAATTATTGATAGATCCTATATCATAAGAAATATTGAGAATCCATCTTGGTTTGGTCAAGACTCAAAACAACATGTATCTTGGAGAAGTCGTCCAGATAATCTCTATGGTATGGGTCCTTTAGATAATTTAGTAGGTCTACAATATAGATTAGATCACTTAGAGAATATTAAGGCTGATGCTTTAGACTTAACTATTCATCCTCCTATTGCAGTTAAGGGTGATGTAGAACCATTTACATGGGGTCCTGAAGAAACTATACATATTCCAGAAGATGGTTCCGTAGAGTTACTACCTCCTAACCCAGCTGCATTTCAAGTTAATACAGAGATAGCTGCTTTACTAAATGTTATGGAAGAGATGGCAGGAGCTCCTAAAGAAGCTATGGGTTTCAGAACTCCTGGTGAAAAAACTGCCTTTGAGGTTCAACAACTTCAAAATGCTGCAAGTCGTATCTTCCAAAACAAGATTAATAAGTTTGAGATTGAGTTTATGGAACCTATCCTTAATACTATGCTAGAGGTAGCTAAACGTAATATGGATATGACAGAACTTGCTAGAGTAATGGATGATGATATTGGTATCACTGACTTCTTATCTATTACTAAAGAAGATATTACAGCTAAAGGTAAACTTCGTCCTATCGGAGCTCGTCATTATGCTGCAAGAGCTCAACTTATTCAAAACATGTTAGGAGTATTCAATAGTCCTATGGGTCAAATGATTGCTCCTCATATTTCAGCTAAACGTCTTGCTAAGATGCTTGAAGAGTATATGGGTTTTGAACAATATGAGTTTATTAAGGATAATGCTGCTCTATTTGAACAAGTAGAAACAGCTAAACTAGCACAACAAGCTCAGCAAACTGCCACAAATCAACAAAATACTCCTATAGAAGAGTCTATGATTGATGCTACAATGGGTGGAATGGCTCAGAAATAGCTTGACTTTTAAGTAATTATGTGCTATAATATCTAGTATGGATTTAAAATCTGAAAAAGCTAAAAAGCTTACAAAAGTTGAAGTATTAAGAGAAATAAAAGAGTATTTACAAGAACAAATTGATTTATCTAGACGTAAATGTATAGATGAGGAAAATTTCACCTTGCCTAGTTGGTCTGAGTTTCAAGCTTATCAATTAGGTATTCAAAAAGCTCTTTCTAAACTTCAAACATTAATACCTGACCAAGGAGAAAGTAGTGTCTGAAGAAAATAAATTAAACATTGATCTAAGTACCAACACGGATCAAAAACAAGATAACCAACAACCTCAATTCCAGATTCCGACAGAAGCTGCAGAATTAGTAGGAAGTGGTAAGAAGTATCAATCAGTAGAGGATGCGTTAAAATCAGTACCTCATGCTCAGAAGCATATTCAAACTCTTGAGTCTGAACTAGCATCTGCTCGTGAAGAACTAGCTAAACGCAAAACCACTGAAGAACTTCTAGATGAAATTAAGTCTGGCATTCAACCTAAGAACGACATTCCTAGCGGTGAAATTAGTCAAGATACGTTATTAGAAGTAGTTAGTCAAACAATCGAGTTAAAAGAACGTCAAAAGACTGCTCAACAAAATGCTCAATTCGTAGCTGCAAAGTTTACGGAAAAGTATGGAGATAAGGCAGAAGAGATGTATAAATCTATAGCTCGTGAAAGTGGTCTAACTGAACAACAACTAAATGAATTATCAGCAAGGTCTCCAGGTGCTGTTATTAAGTTAGCAGGATTTATTCCTACTCAACCTAATACTCCTGCAAGACCATCAAGTACTGTTAATCCAGAGGCTGTTGGCAACAATTCTGATCCTACGCAATTATCTGCTAAGGTCAAAAAAGGTGCTACAACTAGGGATGTAATAGATGCTTGGAGAATTGCTGGTCAAAAAGTAAAACAAAACTTAACTACTTAAGGATAAAATATGTCACAATTAACTAGTAATACATCTGCCTTTATTGAGGCACAACAGTATTCTCAGTTCATCGTTGAAAACTTAAAAGACTTCTTATTGCCAGAAGGTTTATGGAGAGATGTTTCTGACTTCGGTGCAGGTACAACTCTTAACATTAAAACTGTTGGTACAGTCACTATTCAAGATGGTCAAGAGGATACACCTTTAAACTTTAACCCTATCGACACAGGTACTATCACACTTTCTATCACTGATTACATTGGTGATGCATGGAAAGTTTCTGATGAACTACGTGAAGATGGTTCACAAGTTGAAGCTCTTATGTCAATGAGAGCATTAGAATCAACACGTGCTCTTGGTGAATATCATGAGTCTCGTTTATTATCAGTAGCTAATGCTGCTCAAACTGCAGCAGGTTTAAACCTTGTTAACGGTCGTCCACATCGTTGGATTGCTGGTGGCTCTGGTGCTACTTCACGAGTTATGACTCTATCTGACTTTGTTGCTATGAAATTGGCTTTTGATAAAGCTAAAGTTCCAGCAGCTGGTCGTATCGCAATTGTAGACCCAATTGTTGAAGCTTCATTAAATAGTATTACAAACTTAGTTTCAGTATCTAACAACCCAATGTTCGAAGGTATTGTAACAGAAGGTTTCTCAAGAGACCACAAGTTTGTTAAGAATATTTTCGGATTCGACATCTGGACATCTAACTATCTACCTGTTAAAACTGCAACTGAGGCTATCAATGCTTCTAGCTACGGTTTAGCTAATACAACAGCTGCTATTGGTGACGTTGCAAACGTATTTATGTCAGTTGCTGACGATAATACTAAGCCAATTATGCATGCTTGGAGACGTGCTCCTAAAACAGAAGGTTGGAGAGACAGCGAAGAACGTGCTGACAAATTCCAAGTAACTTCTCGTTTTGGATTCGGTGCCCAACGTGTTGATACACTTGGTGTTATTTTAACAAGTGGTTCTACTTACTAATAAAGGAGATTAACATGGGTTTCGAAATCGACTCAAAACGTGGTGTAGCGAATAGCTACGGAGTTAGAACAACTAATGGTAAGTTTGGTGGACAACAATCTACTAAAAATGGTATCATTAAATCTGCAGTATGGGATTTTAAATACAATGACTTACCAAACTATGGTTCTAATGGTTTACAATTTGTAATCCCAGCTAATGCTACTATTGTATCAGCTAAGTTATATGTTGACGTTGCATTTACTTCAACTTCAACTACTACTGACTTAGATGTTGGTTTGTACACTTCAGCAGGTTCTGCTATTGCCGCTACTGGTTTAATAACAGCTTCTGAAGCAACACAAACAGCTATTGGTACAGCTGGTAACGTAGTAACTGGTGCAGGTTCATTAATTGGTAAAACAATTGGTGCAACTGCAGGTGAACTCGTTGTAACACCAAACGTTGCAGACTTAACAGCAGGCCAAGGCCGTATTGTTGTTGAGTATGTTTACGACAAGTAATAAATAAATTGAAGGGCCTTCTATTGAGAGGGCCCCTCTCTTTACTCTAGGAAATCAAATGACTATTCAACACAAAAGTATTCCAGACGCAGATCTACATGAACCCAAAGGCATATCATCAGCTACTGTTGATAAAGTCTATGTCTCTAACGGACTAGGTTCAGGATCTTGGCAAGTTGTCCCAGGCAGAGCTCATGCAGACATGTATATTGATGCTGGTGCAACAACACAAGCTCTTTCGTCAGCTTCAGCTTATGCTAAATTAAATCCAGGTACTGAGTGGACATCAGGTGTTTCTAATATTCTTACTATTTCTCCATCTACTGGAGCAATTACTTTAACTCAAGCAGGAAATTATCTTATTTCTTTTTGGGTAACTCTTACTACTACAGCATTAGCTTCTGGAACAGCTTATAGATTTAAGTTTGCTATTAATGGAACTACTTCATCTAGAACACTTGAAGTACATAAACCTACTAACGGTGCTGATGTTATTACATGTAATGCAGTAGGATTAGTTACTGCTGCTGCTAATGATGTTTTAACTATATATTGTGCAGGAGATGCTACCTCTTCAGGTGCAAATATTACAGTTAATGAAGCAGGTTTAACAGCAGTTAAATTATAGGATAAATCATGGCTAAGATGACTTTAATTGAAATGGTACAAGACATTCTATCTGATCTAGAGTCAGATGAAGTCAATTCAATTAGTGATAGTACTGAAGCTCTTCAAGTAGCTCAAATTGTTAAAACAACCTACTATTCTATTGTAGATGGAAGAGACTATCCTTGGTTTAAAGAACTTTTTCAATTAGAAACTAGTGGTACTACTGCTAGACCTACTCATATGAAACTACCTGAGACTATTATAGATCTTGAGTGGATTAAATATAATTGTAGAAAATCAGCAGATACTAAAGATAAGTTTACTAAAGTTGAGTATAAAGATCCAGAGGAATTCTTAAACATTTTAGATCAAAGGTCTAGTGATGCTTCTAACATTACTTCTATTACTGATACTACTGGTATTAAGTTAAATATTATTAATGACTACCATCCAAGATACTATACATCATTTGATGATGAATATGTAGTATTTGATGCATATGACTCTGATGTAGACTCTACTCTTCAGAATTCTAAATCACAATGTCATGGTAAGAGATCTGTTCCTTTCTTATTAGAAGATGACTTTGTTCCTGATATGCCTGTACAGATGTTTAGTTATCTTCTTAACGATGCTAAATCTGCAGCATTCTTAACTCTTAAACAAATGCCTAATCAAAAGATTGAACAAAGAGCTATTACTCAGAAACGTAGGATGAGTCAAGAAGCTTGGAAAGTCTCTAAAGGTATTAAATTCCCACATTACGGACGTAAATAATGACGATGTTAACAAGTAACACTCCTGCTTTTATTAATAAAGAGCAGTATGGTAAAAAAAAGAAAGGAATAAGTATGGCTATTAAAGAGTACGGCGGTAAAGAAGTTTACAAAACTAAAGCTTAAATGAAGAAACATGAGAAAAAAGAAGGTAAGAAAGTAGAGAAAAAAGAAAAGAAAATGTTTGGTAAAAAGAAATGAAACCTACTAAACAACCTTCTAAATCTAAGACTCTACCTAAAGCTAAGGTATCTCCTGTCCATAAGGTAAAAGGTAGTAAACATCAGAAACATGTCCTTATATATAAACATAAGGGTATTAAAGTAACTACAGAAAACTGGGGAGCATAGTATGGCAGAAAAGTGGATTCAGAAAGCAATCAAACATCCAGGTGCTTTACATAAGCAATTAGGTGTTCCAGCAGGTCAAAAGAT